CGGCACGCGCGCCTCCGAGGTGGCCTGCTGGTAGAAGTCGTCGCCAAACCCTCTTGCAAAGCGGATGTAGCCTGCCCGTTCCGGATCGCTTTTTTTGTAGTCCCGATAGAGCCGCAGCTTGAACGCCGAGGCATTGAACGTGAAGAAGCGCGACGACCACTTCTGCTTTTTCGGCTTGCCGCGCTTGTCGTACTCTTTCGTCTGTACGATTGGCGGCGCGGCCTCGGTGTTACCACCGCGAACCATGATGACGCGAGATTTCGGGTGTTTGCGCACCCAGTTCCACACGTCATCGGTGTAGGCGTTGCCGTCGATCGCGAGGCGATCGGCCAAGCGCTTGCGGCCGAGTTCGTCAGTCCACTCGCGCTGCAGCAACTTGTCGAGCGCTGCCCGAACCTCAGGCTCCGAGATGTGGCCGGAATGCTCCTTGTAGCCTGGGAGATGGCTGCCGGCGCGATTGTCGATGACGCCGTGGTCAATGACCGCGCGATAGCGGTTGCGTCCGTAACCAACAAGGAGCCATTCGACACGGTCTCCCTGAACGTCGAGACCGAGCACCAACACGAGGGCTTCCGCCGGAATGACGCCGCGGCGGAAACCTTGCTCTTCACCGCGGTCACGCAGAACTTCCCAATCGACCGCCTTGTTGTCAGCCTCATAGGCTAGACCTAACCAGTCGTTGAAGAAGGTCTGCTCGGCTCCGGAGCCATTGTCCCGCTTCTCCGGTCCACCGGCCTGAAGCGAGAGCCACTCGCGCGCCAGGTTCTCCCAGCGTTCAAATGGCGAATAGGCCATCCAGACCCGAAACGACCGGTGGCGGCGCGCCCGATCGGGGTACTTCGCGACCCACTTCGCACCGTTCCTCGGAAGCACCATCCATTCTCGATGATGCTCATGGATCTCGCCACCGCAGTGGATGCAAACGAAGTGCGCTTTCTCGGGATGCTCCGGATCAAGATGATCCCGCATGTTTTCCCAGCGCAGCTCCTGCAACCCGCCACACTCTTTGTGCGGGCAAGGTACGTGGTAGCTCTCCTGCGTTCCTTCGCGATAGTTCGCCGTGATCTTGCATCCCGGCTCCACCATCGGCGTCGAAATCTTGAAGACCTTGGCGTTGAAGAACGCCTTGCTGCGGCTGTCCGCCTGCGCCTCCGGGTCGCCAGCTTCGTTCATCTGCCACTTGGCAAGGTCATCTTGGACCTGCTTTCGCGGCGAGATCATCGACAGGCCTGCCGGCGAGTTGGCGCCGGCCGCCTGAATGGCTCCTCGGCCGTCGATGCGCTCCTTGTAGAGCACCGAGTTGCTGGCATCACGGCTGTTCTGCGAGAACAGCTTGGCGACGGCAGGCATCTCTCGCACCAGCGGCATCAGCTTCGTCTTCGACCAGCGCGACGCGTTTTCCTCGGTCGGGTGGACATAGAGGAAATCGCCGGGCGCCATGTCGAGCGAGCCGAGCGTGAAGATGTTGGCGCAGATGGTGCCGCCGATCTGCGCCGACTTCGCCAGGCTGACGATGTTGCAGGGATCCTCGGGCGACAGCGCCCTCAGGATTTCGGAAAAGAACGGAACAAGGTCCTCGTTGTACTTGCCGGGATGGTCGGTGATGCGCTCAGAGAACTCAATGTTCTGCTTGGCCCATGCGAGGTAATCAACCGATGGCGGCGGCTCGCAGATCTCGGCCAGGACCGAATATGCCATCCGCTCCGGGTTGAACAACATCGTCACGTCTGTTCATCCTCGACATGTTCAGCCAGCTCGGCGGCGGTAGTGGCAAAATCCTTCGCAGCCTTTGCCCGTGTTTCGCGGAACGACTTGAGCAAGGCATGCATGACGTCGTGCATGGGCACATCGAACTGCGCAGCCATCGTCTTCGCCATGGCGGGTATTGCGAGTTCCATCACCTTGAAGGCTTCGGTGACCGCCTTGACCGTCTGACGCCTGGCATCGTCGGCAAGCATGTAGCGCCCAACCTCAAGCGCTTCCTCACGCTCCAGCTGGGCGGTCTTGATCTGCTGCTGCCTGAGGCGCTCGGCTGCCAACTTGTCGGCAACGTCATCCCTGACAATCAGCTCCGGCTCGTCCGGATCGAAGGAAGGCGTCACCGCGGCCGGTCGCGGCGCGCGGCCACCAAGGTTCAGCGCGGGCTGGCGGGTCGGCATGTTCAACGAGGCCTGCCCGTTCGCGCCAAAGCGCTGTGAAGGCTCAAGGGTTTTCTGCAATTGCGACTGGGCAACGGCCGGCCTGATCTTCGCCGCCCTGCCCTCACCTTCTAGTGCATCGCCGTAGATCTTGCCCTCGGCGATGTACTGCGAGATCCGGCCAGCGCTCACGCCGATGTGTGCGGCGAAGGCACCCTTCGTCATCGTGTCAGCGGACAGGCTCATTTTAGCTTTCGACTTTAGCCAAGCTCTTTGGTTTAGGCTCTGACTTTAGGCTTCAAAAAGTCGCTCAGACTGGGCAATCCACGCGGTGCCAAATACCCGTAGGCCGGGTCTCGCCAGGAAGGACCCGCGAACCGGGCTAACCGTTCATCGGGCGGTCCAAGCCGCTCTTGACATACGCATATCGAAGGCCTTCGGGTTAATGTTCCAAGATCTACCCTCTCCTGAGGGCACAAGTTGAAACATCGGGGAAGCGTTGACGAATGCCTGAAACAACGACACCGCGACTGGATAAACTTCGAGAGCTTTGTGAGCGGCTTCTATCCGGAGGACGGCTCCACAAAATCCTCATTGCGATCGGTGCGACCGCAGTTGGGCCTGGGGCTCTCTATGCGGTAATCGATGCGCTCATTGCCGGCGAGGTTCGCAGGCGCGGGACCGTCACATTGACCGCCAACGAAAACCCTTTTGAATTCTACACCCTGCTGCTCCTCGGTGGCGTGGGAGCTACCCTCGGTACTGTCTTGGCTATTGCCTTACTGGTCGTGCTGCTGAAAAGGCGCGCGCGCTCAGGAAGTTGAGACACCCGGGAGACCGAGCCTTCTGAGGATTCTACTTAGCGTGCCGTCCGAACTGCCCTCTCGAAGGCGACTGCGAAGTGATCGTGAATGTTCGCGGACACATAGCGCTCGACGACCTCGCGAAGATGGAGGCGGATGCGATATGTGCTTTGCGACACGAACAGGATGACCGGGACGATCGCCTGTGTAGTCGGGTCTCGCTGGTAGACACCCGGGAACAGATGGCCCGGACGCTTCGCAGCGAAGAACCGCGCGTTCTTGTAGTTTTTGTTCCGCTTGATCGATTGGTCGGAGCGGACGCGGGTAGCACCGGCACCGCGATAGTCGACCTGCAAATCGGCCATGACCCGGTTCAGAAACCCTTGCGTCATGTTGCCGTATCGGTCGAGAGGAGCGCGCTTCGCAGGAACTGCCACTTCGTTGCGCTTCAGCAGGTTGCGGTCGATCAGTTGCCGCTCGAAAGCCTTGTGCGTCCGCATCCCGCCTTCGATTTGCGGACCAAGGAACGCGGTTGCTGGCAATCCGCCCTTGGTGCGATCACCCGTCACCACAACAGCCGCCTGTAGGTTCTGCCTGGTCGCCCTGTCATAGACGACGCCGCGCTTGGCATAGGGTGTCGGCCGATCAAACACGCGATCCATCTCGCGCTGTACTTCGAGCCGCCCGCCTTTTGCCGCCTCGTTAAGAGTCAGCATGATCGCGTACGGCAGCTGCTTGCGCTCAATGTCCGTAAGGGACCGCTCAAACTTCGAGAGATCGAACCTGATATGTGCATCGATCATCGTTCGAAAGCCTGCGAGATGCCCATATCTCTTAGAACACAAAAGGCGACCTTTCGGCCGCCTGTCATCTTCTCATAGCTGTAGCACTTGCCTTGAATCGCTGTCTCGCTCGGGAGCCTGTCAAGGCTGGGGCTGACCGGCGTACCGACCTCGGGATTGCTCCCCGCTGTTTAGGCGTTCTCAGAGGCTCACTTCAGGATCATCAGCTAGTCCAGTGGCGGAATGACTCTCACAACTTCCGGAGCAATGCAAGAGGCACCGTTACCGGCACCTCTCCACCCATGAAGTCGATTGCCACCACCACATCACCCCGCCCTTTCCTGTTCGGCGTGACTACGATGCATTTCTGGTTGTTGAAGGGTCCAGCTTTGATCCAAACGGGCTCGCCAGCCGTTACCAGCAAGTCAACAGGACGTTCCGAGTCATAGGTTCCGCCGAGTGCCAACGCATTGAATCGTGACACTTCTTTGTCACTGATGCGCATCGGGCGTTCGCATCCACCGAGCACGTCAATGGCATGCTCAAGCCCCTGCAAACCAGCGAGATATTCGGGCTGCTGAAGCATCTGAACAAGCACGTATCCATGAATAACCGGCATCATCGTGCCTTCGATAACACGGTGGCGACGACGTAGATCCGGCCCTTTTCGCATTGGAACAAGCGACCGAACCCCCATCATTGCGAGCGCTTCTTCCACCACTTTTTCGCGACCCGTCCAAACCCGAAGTGCAAACCACGGCGCTCTCCCACCATTGATTCGGCAATTCAGCGTCACGAGCGCGCCCTCGTCGAGCATGCTGTCGGTGATTCTCCGCATCCGTTCCCGAAAGCCATCCTTGCCCACGTTGGCGATCGGGCTGCCCACCAGTTCCCTATGCTGCATCATGGTCACCCTGCCCTTCGCTGATGGTTGCCTTGAACGTCTCGATTGCCGCTTCGACGCTGCCGCCAGCCTCGATCACCGGAAAGCAGATCCACTTGGCGTCGCCCATGCGCGGCCAAGGCCAATCCATTCGCTCATAGAGCTGCCGATAGGCCTGCACTTCGGCAGAATCGACGTGGTAGCTCTTGAAGCTCTCGCCCGCCTCCACCATGGCGCCGTCGATGACCTGTCCGCGAAACTGCTCTGCCGCCGCATACATCTCGCTGACCTTCGGCCAAGCCCAGCGTTGGCGATGCTCACGGCGAACGCGATCGGCCATCGGGCCGCCGGCCTTCACAGTCTGCTGAAGGAACGGCGTCATCGCCGGCATGGGTGCATCCGGCTCAAGCAGGCGGCTTATCGCTAAGGCCTGCCACGCCTTGCTGAATGGCTTGTGCACGCTTGGCGGGTTAACCGCAGCGACCGCCACGGCGCCAAGCCGCTGCCAGCGCTTCTCGTGAAGATACTTGCCGGCGGCGACGGTGCCTTTCTTCGTCCGGCCGAGCTGCTCACGCGCCCGGAGATAGGCCGGCGTGAGTTCGATAGCTTCCCTGCGTTCGTCAGGAGTCAGCCGATACCAGGCCTTGCGTGCTTCCGTTTCGCTGTCGTCGAGATTGGTCGGCCACGTCGGGAACCAGCGCTTGAAGCCACGTTCGATCGACTGCCGGCTTTCAACCTTCTCGTCATCGCTCGCGCGCTCTCTCTCGCTTCGTTCAGCAGGAGGCGTTAAACAAGAGTCGTTAATAGGTGCCGATCCAGGACCGGCAGGGGGTGCCGACTCTGGACCGGCAGGGGGTGCCGATATATCGGCAGGGGTGCCGGTATACCGGCAGGGGGGTGCGCCCTCTTCCTCGCCGGAAACAGGAGCAAATTCCTCGTCGGAAAGATCGCCGTCATTGTCCCACGATTGGAACGCAGATTCCGGCGTCTCGCGATCATAGATGACCCGATACCAGTGCGCGCTATCCCGGCCATTGTCACTTACAACAACGCGCCGCTCTACGGCTCCGATCAGGACGAGGCGATCGAGCGAGGTCTGCACCGTGGAGCGGGCGCAGCCGATCTCTTCGGACATCTTGACCTGGCTGCGCCGGCACCATCCGTGCTTGCTGCTGGTATGCCGCCCGAGAACGCAGAGAACCTGCAGATCCCGCCCCTTGAGCCGCTGATCAGTGACCAGCCAGCCGGGAATGATTGATAGTCTCGCCGTGCTCACTCGCAGGCCCCCCATTCATTACATGATGTTCCAAAGTTTTCAGCTGCACCGAGGAAGGCGTCGTACTGGAGCCCTCCCCGCGATGTCTTCGACCACTCGACACGGGCGCGGATGCCCGTGCGAGATAGCGACCAGTCGTAATCGTCGCTCTGCCAACCATCAGCGAACAATGGGTCGTCGGTGACGTTGAAGAAGGTGGCGTTTCCAAGTTTCGAAACGTCGGAAACCAGCGCCTCCCAAGTCGCCAACCGATCAACGTGCACCGGGAAGCGCGTGCCGATCAGGCGCATTTCCTCTTTGCGACACATGACGCAGGGAAAGCAGCCGACCCGCGTAAAACCAAAAGCGTAGAGGAGGTTTCTAGGGATGCCGAACCGGTCGGCATACGCAAAGACGTCCTCGACGCTCCAGCTGATCAAGGGCCGATAGGCATATGCGACCCAATGCGCGCCGAGATCTCGGAGCGCCTTCGGCATCGAGTGCGGGACCGGATTCATCCGCTGCAGACGGGGAAGATCCGAGCGCGCGATGCTTTCCGCCGCCCGGACACCTTGCCAGGAGATGAGCGTTCTACCTGCCTCCAGCAACGGTCGCTGGACATCGTGGAACATGGGAGAAATCTTCAGCTCATCAGTGCAGAAGCGCGCTTTGGCCGAGGGGAACCGCGTCTTCCACAGGCACAAGTCCAGAAACGGAACGCCCGTCGGGTGAAGCAGCGCGAGAGCCATCTGGACCTTCGAATCCGGTACACCTTCGAGGGGCCAGCGGCGGGCGACATATTCGCGCTTGCGGGCCAACTTCTCGGTGAAGTCAGCCTTTACCCAGATGATGTCCGGGCCTCCGGTCAGCTGCGGCAGGCGACGGACGGCATCATATGTTGCCTCGTGTTCGTTGCCCGTATCAGCAAAGACGGCCTGAAACGGCAAACCGCGTTCCAGGGCGCGCAGATAGGTCGCAGTCGAATCCTTACCGCCTGAAACTGAGACGAGGTGCGCGAAATTGCTCACACTGCACCACCTTCCGATACCAGCTCGGCGGCCCGCAGGAACTGCCGGAAGCGGCCCTCGACTTGCGCGACCGCACCACCCCGGTTGGGCGCCGATCCGGCCGCAAGATGCCCACTTTCGGTCAGCCAGACACGCCAACGCCAAACCTTGGCCCGCCGCGTCGGTGGATAAATCGCGCCTACATCGACACGGCCGCACAACAGAACGACCCTGTAGCCTTCATCCGACCAGTTCACCGGCTCCTCCCCCGGCGCGCGATTTCGACGAGCTGCAGGCGCGCGTACTCGCGCGAGACCCGCAAAGTGATGGGATGGCCGCCGTCAGCGCAGCGGGTGCCGCAGAGCGCGGCGATTTCGGTGGCGAGGCACGTGACGCCCTGCTGAAACCCCGCCCGTTGGAGCGCGGCGCGGATCGCCATCTGGTCGCGCAGAAGCACGTCCAGCGGTGCATTGAGGATCCAGCGAGCCCGAGCGGCATCGTCGGGCGCGTCGAGCAGTTCTTCAACGATGGGAAGCGGCGCCGTCATTCCGCACCGCCTTCGCGCCGCAGAGGAAGCACCACACCGGTTTCGGCGTCGATTCGCAGAAGATGCAACGGGCATACGATGACGCCATCAACGACCGGCTGACCGGCCATCGACACGTTGCGATGCGGGCAAATCCAGCCCCGCGCGTCGCGTCGCGACTGCTTTCCCGCCCATTGGTCCTGGTGACAGGTCCACTGCCGGTTCGACTTTCGCGCCAGATCCTGCAGAATCGAATCCTGCACGGGATTGATCACGCGGCGGCAGAGCCGGCGGCGCCAGACCGGCGCCGGCAGGCCATCAGGGTTCACCTTGTCGCTGGTTTGGAGCGGTGAAGCCATGACGTTCCGCCAGTAGAATCGATCGACCGAGCGGCTGTAGATGAACCGCGCATCGAGGTGGTAATGCTGGTTTTCGAACTCCAGGCACTGGGCGTCGTTGTGCTTTGGCCCGATGATCGGCCACGCCTTGACGACATCGAACCAGGCGGCAATGACCGTCGGCACGAGATAGTAGGTTCCGACTTCCAGCGGCCCCGTGAGTTCATCGATACGTTGCAGCCTCGCCATCATCGACCACCCTTCGCGATATGGCGCGCCGCATGAAGCGTGCGGCAAACGGCGTCCTCGCCACAGTTGAGAACCGCGCCGATATCAGCAGTGTCGAAGTGACCAGAGTTCCAGAGGATGATCGCGGCGAGCGCTTTTTGATCATCCATCTTGCCGCTCATTGCCGCTGAGCGTGAGTGGCGGGTGTCGCCACGATCAAAGCCCAACATTTGCCGCCTCCCCCGCTTCGCCAGCAAAGGTCCACAAAACCCGATCGTCATCGCCGACGATCAGCCCATCCGCCGCCATTTCGGCGACCAGCGCTTCCGCTACCGATGAGCGCACCGCGATGCCCTGCCGCAGCGCCACGACGTCGAACAGCCCGGCGTTACGCACCCAAATGCGCGCGCGCTCGCGTTCCTCATTCAGCCGTTCGCCAAGCGTCTTTCGCGGCGTCTCGCGGGCGAACTCGTCGGGCTGCGGCTTGAAGGTCATCGGCGCGACGTTGCCGCCCGCACCCGGCAGCAGCGGCGCAGCGTTCTCGTATGCCTTCCAGTCAACGCGGATGATGCGCGGGAAGCCGTCGCCATAGGTGCCGTCTTCGTTGCGTTCCCAGACAAACCACGCCGTGTTCATCTGGCTATTCGCCTCAGGTCCGTCCCATCCGTCCCGGTGCATCATCGGCAGGCGGCGGGTGAAGAGGTAGACGCGCGACGGCGGTTTTTCGTCCATGACGAAGACGCGATTCGGATCGTCGAAGCCGGCCGCGAAATTCCAGTTGAGGAGCAGCGCCATCTTGCGCGGCTTGTGCTCGCGCAGCGCATGGGCCGGGAAAGAGTTCGCCAGTTCCGCATAGGGCGGGTTGGTGACGATATCGACGCCGACCGAACCGCCAGCGACCGACAGCAGGAAATCGCCAACCTGCTGCAGCTCGCCGTGCCGCGTGGCGACGCCGCGATCGACGAGATCGGCAATCATCACCTCGTAACCGGCATCTTCGAGCGGGCGCATGATCGCGCCCTTGCCGACAGCCGGCTCTTTCACCGTCGCCGAGAAGCTTTCCAGCGCCAGCAACGCGCGCATTGCCTCGATCGGCGTCTGGTAAAGCTGGTCGCCCTTGTCTTCCGACGGGGCCGAGCGCGTGCCGATCGCATGCGACAGGCTGCGCCGACTCGGATCAAGCCCGGCCTCTAGCCGCGCCGCGATCACACGCTCGATGAAATCAGGCTGCTCGCGCACGACATTGCGGAGCTTGCGCGCCTCGTGCAGGCGACGCTTGTCGATGCCGACATCGTCGAGCGTGAAAACGTCCGCATCGCGGACCTTTGCGCGCCCCTGCTTGGCGACCTTCCCATTTTCCTGCGCCTCGTCGATCGTGTCGGCCATCGCGACGTAGCACATGCTCTCGATCTTCAGCGCTTCGGCCTGCATCAGGCGCGCCTTGTCGATCAGCTCGCGAGAGGCTTTCACCTTCTCCGCATAGTTGACCGCCGCCTTCGCCTGTTCATAGGCGCCGGTCGACAACAGCAGCGCGGCGTGCAGGTCACCAGCGCTCAGTAGTGCGCGCGCCGTCTCGATCGATTCGACCAGGTCCGATTTCTCCGCGAGAGGCACCGGAGCAGGAACATGCATTTCCAGCACAGGCGGCGTCGCATCGGGGTCGTACCAGACGTGACCATCCTTAGGATGGCGACGGACCAACCCTTTGCCGTTCAAGTTTCGCGCAGCCGCTTGCTCGCTTTGTTTGGTGCAGCGGTAAAAGCCATTCGCCTTCACCGCATCGAGAATGCGAGATTGCGTCGTCGCATTGGAGACAACTTCGTTCACAGCGCCTGCCCTTCCGATTGTTCGATGATTTCGCAGACCTCGCGCTCGTCGATGTCGAGCAGCGCGGCGATGGCGTGCGTGTCGTGCTGGCGGCCGTGCCAAAGCTGCAGCACGCGCTCGATCAGGATCTGACGAGGAAGCGAGGGCATCAGTGCGCCCTCGCCAGTCGATCGAGGTAGGCAAAACCCTTGCGTGTCAGGGAAACGGCGACGACGCGCTTTGCCGGGTCGGTGGTGCCGCCGGTGAAGGCGACCACTCCTGCAGCAGCGCAGGCCTTGGCAACGTCGATCCGGCGATCTTCAACACGCAAAGTACCGCCCGCATGGCGGACGGCACGAAGGAAGGCGCGACCCTCGGCAGAAAGGTGAACGTCGAGCGTGGAGGGGATCATGGCTCCTCCCCCAACCCGGCCAGCACCGCCTGCAGTGCGCGGATTGCTTCGCGCGCCTCTTGCGAGATCTCTTTGCGCTCCAGGCTATCGACCCTACCGTCGGCGCGGGCCGCCATGATTGCTTGCGAGACATCCATCGTCTCTTTCAGAATCCGATGCGCATCGGCTTCCGTGACCGGCTTGGCCGCCACCTGCCCCGAGATCGGAACAAGCTCGAAACCGAGCTGCTTTGCTGCCTCGCCGATGATGATCGGAGATCCGGCCCGGCGGTCAGCCTCGACCGCGATATCGACCGGAACAACGTTGTCGCGGAATTCCATGCTGACCGAGGCGTACTTGGAGAGCGTCGAAACACCGACGCGCGCAAGGAGCGCAAAGGAGGTGAGGCCACCTCCGAGCTTGAAGCTCGCTTCGGTCGCCCCTTTCAGGGACATGAGAGGTTCATCAAAGCGCACGAAAACACCCCGCGAAAAAAGCAAGGAAAGAAAACCGGATAGGGATTCAGTGAAGCGCGCGAGGTGCGCGCATAGAGTCAGGCCATCAGATCAAGGGGGACCACATGGATACGCGGATGGAAAGACAGAGGCAGGGACGCGCAGGTCAGTGGCGCGCCCCTGCCAGGTGGCAAGGCGCACGGGAGGGAGGAAGCCCGCGTTTGTGGTGCCTTGCATTACTGACTTTCTCATTCGGCACCAACTGGGGGGCCGAAAACATCCCGCCTCAAATCATGTCGGGAAACGCCAGTCTCTCGCTCGATCGCAAGCACGCGCTCAGGCGGCGCCTCTTTCCACTGCGATACCGCCTGCGGCGTTATGTTGAGTTTGCGGGCAAGAGCCGACGAGCCGCCAGCAACTTTTCTCGCACGATCCAACGATTCAATTGAGAGTGAGTATTCCATGGCGAGCAGTAAAAGCACAGCTTTAAAACAGATGCAAGCTACACTTAAATGGACGCGTGATGAAAGTTCCTCTTTCAATGCACGTATGAACGATAGCGAACTTGCGAAGAAGATTGGCGCCGCGATCAGGACAGCCCGCAAACAGCGAGGACTGGTCATGCGCGAAGTCGCCGAGGCAGCCGGCGTTAGCACCGGAGCTGTAGGCAATTGGGAGCGCGGCGCCAACGTCCTGTCGATGGATAACCTTCAGGCAGTGGCGCGACTGTTGAAACTAGACCCGGTGGCGCTCAGCAGAGGTGAACTAACCTACTTTGGCGTAGATGATCCGCTCGAATTGGCAGACGCGGAGATAATCAGCGAGCGCGGCCCAGCTCCAACGGGACCACTCGATGTGGAAGTGCTAGGGGTTGCAGCCGGCGGCGACGACGGAGACTTTACCCTGAATGGAGAGGTCTCGGGTTACGTTCGCCGCCCACCAGGCATTGCCCATCTTCGCTCGGTGTTCGCACTCCACGTGATAAGCGACAGCATGGTCCCTCGGTATGAGCCCGGAGACTTGATTTATTGCGGTGGGCGCCACGCAGTACCAGGAGATGACGTAGTCATTGAGATGTACCCCGACGAGGGCGAATCACACGGAAAAGCTTATGTGAAACGCATGACGCGAAGAGCCAAATCGGAGCTGGTTTGCATCCAATACAATCCCGCAACCGAACTCACCTTTGACGCGTATCGCATCAAGAACCTTTGGCGGATCATCCCGCTGCGCGAGCTTCTCGGCTATTGAGCCGAGCCGCCTCGACACGGACGCGATCAGAGTCGCAAACGAACATCACCTGAATTGATATGGTTTTGCCAGGAAGCCCTTCTTCCCGGCACGAGGAGCATTGCAAACGCATACCCAACTGGGCAACCGAGGTCATTGGCCCTACGCCCCGACCGTACAGCTCCTGCGGCTTCCGCCATCGTGAATGGCCGCAATCTCCACACTCGATAGAGAGGGACGATACCTGACCTAGGGTTGGGTCGGACGCTGGCAACATTCCATCAAACCTCCTTTGTTCTCATTTCGTTCGCAATATTGATTCTTTCATTCCACTTGTCGAATCGTTTTTGTTAAAGCCATTTTTTAAAGTGTAGCTTGCGAATAATTTTAAGTCGTGCTTTCTTCCGCTTGCCTCGCTAAAGGCGATCGCGGGAAAGATAGGCATCAAATCTCCGCGCCGTTGGGAGGCTCACCCGGTTCAACAGTGGAGAAAGACATGCAGCCCAATGGCGGACTTAAAACCCGGAACACCCTCAACCGCATGGTGAATGCCATGGTCGAGCACGGCGATGGCTGCACGGCCGAAGACCTAAAGCGCAAAAACTTCACCGCTGACGAGATCCGCATTCTTGGCCCCAAGGCCGTTGACCTCGCCACCGCCCGGGCGAACGCGGCGTAAAGCCCGTGGCGAAGAGAGCCCGCCGCCACGATCCGCAGGCGTCCCCTAATAACGACGTGCCTGACTGGATCGTGCGCGGCGCGCTCGCCGCCATCGCTTCAAGCCTGATCCTCTTCGCGGCTTTCTTCTGGACACTCTCGCCATGACCCAACTTGGAACCGGCTGGCTCGACACCATCCGCCAGTCACGCGGCACGCGGCTCGCCGCCGCCGTCGTCGACTGTCGCCTTGGCAGCCTGACTGACGCGACTGAGAGCCTCCAGGAGATCGCCGAGCGCCACGGCGTCGATCCTTATGAGCTCTGCGCCCTCTGGCTCGACGACCCTACCCGGCCCTTCGCCGCCGATTTCAATGCACCGCGCACGAACGCGCCAGCAGACATAGAGCGAGCAGCATGAGCATCACCCTATGGAAACCCGAAACGGACATCGTTCTGCACCAGGCTCTCGGCAAGTGCGCCGAGGAGTGCGCAGAGCTTTCTCAGGCTTTGGCCCGCTGCCTTATCCAAGGCTTCCATGAAGCCGAACCGGTCACGCACAAGCTCAACCGGACGCATCTTCTCGACGAGGCGGCCGACCTTAAGGCGGCCCTGCGTTGGCTCTTCGACGTGCTGGACGAGCCTTTCAAAGGCGAATCCGAACGCGAGCGCCGAAAGTTCGATGGTTTCAAGCATTGGCAAAAGATGCTTGAGGCTGACCAGGCAGGGCTGTCGCTCGCCTCTGCCAAATCGGCCGAGGATATTAACGAGCTCACCCGCCCCCAGCCCGCCAGTACGGCGCTAGTCGAGGCCGAGCAACGTGCTGTTGGTCATGGAATGGCGATTGCGGCCGCTATCGTCATGCGCGTCTGGGGACATTCGACTGAAGCGACAGAGATCCTCAACGCCGCCGGCTACACGAGCCTCCAGAAGCTTTTGGACGATGGCGTCGATGATTACGACATCGATGCCCTAAAGCCGCTGTTCGAGGACCCGTTCTCCTCTGCCCAGTTCACCAGCAGTGAAGGGTGACCCATGGCTGACGGCAGCAAGCCTCTCCGGCTCCAGCTTTCACGCAGCAAAGGTTTCAACCTGCAGCAGACCAGCGCGGCCACCAACGGACTGCCCGCCGTCAACGTCGCGCGGCCGTCGAAGTACAGCAACCCCGTTATCAAGCAAGACTTCGACGAGCTGCAGGCGATCTATGCGGAACTTGGCCGGCCGCCGATCGAGGGCACGTGGCAGAAGCACGCCGTGAAATGCTTCGACACATGGATCGGCGGCGAGATACCGGAACTCGGCACGCCGCCAACTTGCGAAGAGATCCGGCGCGACCTGCAAGGCAAGAACCTCGCTTGCTGGTGCAAGCCCGGCGACCCTTGCCACGCCGATGTCCTGCTCTTCATCGCCAACGACGCCGGCGAGGCAAAGCCATGAACCTCGACTTCGCGAAGGAAAAGTATCGCGACGCGCGCAAGTTGCTCGCCCTAGCCAGCGAGGAATGGTGCGAGTCCTACGATGTGGAGCGCGGGCAGAATGAGATCTGCTCCAAGGAGCCAATGACCGGCGAAGTCGAGCCGATCGCGCTAATCCTGCCAGAGTGCGGTCGCGAAGATCGACGCCTGATGTCCCACGCGCCAACTTACATGCGCGCCATGGACTTCCTTCTGCAATACGCCTTCGACGAGATCGTCAGGCTGCGCCGGCGCTCCGAACAGCGAGCGGAGAAGCCGAAGGACTTTGCCGCGGAGTGCTCAATGAAATGCGCGGAACCGGCCTTCAAGAAGTACCTGGAAGAAAGGCACGGGCTGGCGGCGCCGTTGACCAATGATCGCGCCGCGACGCGCGTGCGCTCCGTCCTTGCGATTTCATCCCGCAAGGAACTGATCGACGATCCCGCCGCCGCCGAGCGCTGGAAGCAGCTGCGCGCGGATTTCGATCTCTGGAGGCGGCACGGATGATGAAGAGCCGCCGCGAGGCGATCCGTGAGAGGATCATGGAAAGGGTCGTTATCGACCCCGTAACCGGCTGCTGGATCTGGCAAGGATCGACCTCCGGCAGCAAAGGCCGTGGCAAGAACTACCCGCGCATGTCGCTCGGCAGCCAGACGGTCGCCGTGCACCTCGTCATGTGGACCAACGAACACGGCTACATCCCCGGCAAGAAGCAGCTCGACCACAAATGCCGCAACCGCCTTTGCGTCAATCCTCACCCCGAGCACACGGAACTGGTGACGCACAAGGAAAACCAGAAGCGCCGCGACCGGGCGCGCACCGGCATGATCGGCCATAACGGCGGGCGGAGACCCGAATGCGAGGAGGTTTGCTAATGGCGAAATCAGATCAGATCGCCTACCCGCCACGCGGGCTTAGCCGGCCGGAGGCTGCACGCTACATCGGCGTAGGTGAAACGAAATTCGATGAGATGGTGTCAGATCGGCTAATGCCGCGCCCCAAGAGGATTGGCGGACGTGTTGTCTGGGACCGCATAGCGCTCGATGTCGCCTTTTCGGCTTTGCCTGATGAAGGAAGCAACCGAATCGACGACTTGTTGTCAGGGCGTGCATAGACGCATATCTTCCCGCCATGAGCGAAGATCAAGAACCCCGCCCCTACCTCTCGTCCTACGAAGACCGCCACGGGAAAACCCGCTGGCGGTTTCGTCGTGCCGGCAAGACGATCCAGATCAAAGGCCTTCCCGGCGAGCCTGAATTTGAAGCCGCCTACCAGGCGGCGATCGAGGGGCGAGAGTACAAGCCGGCCGTTATCGTCGACTTGCCAGGCAAGGCCATCCCCGGCAGTTTCCGCGACGCGTGGAGACGCGTGCAAAAGACGCCGGAGTGGCTCGCGTTTGACCCGGCCACCAAAGACCAGAACATTCGACTCGCCGACGAGTTCTTGACACTTCGCGTAGTCAAGGAGCACGCGGACGTTTGGGGCGAAATGCTCGTCAAGGACGTGAAGCGGCGCCATATCAAGGGCATCATCGCGCACTTCAGCGCCACTCCTCACAAGGCGAAGCACCTGCTGACGACGATTCGCAAGATGATCTACGTCGCACTCGACGAAGAGTGGATCGAGGCGGACCCGACCTGGAAGATGAACTACCGGCCCGAATACAAGGGCTGGCGCGCCTGGACCATCGAGGAGCGAGAAAAGTTCGAGGCCCGCTGGCCGCTCGGCAGCACTCCCCGAACTGCATACGGCCTCGCGCTCTGGCTCGGCAATCGACGCTCGGATGTCGCCCGCGTGCGCTGGGATTGGTTCGACTTCCGGCGCGGCGTTGTGACGGTCAAGCAGAAGAAGGGCGACAAAGAGCTGACGCTTCCGATCACGCCCATGCTGCGTGAGATCGTCGATCCACTGGAGCGCAAGGGCGAATACGTGCTCATCACCGCTTATGGAAAGCCGTTCTCGGAAAAGTCCCTCACCGGCCGAATGGCCGACTGGACGCATAGCGCCGACATGCCGAAAGGCTGCACACTTCACGGCCTCAGAAAAACGCTCGGTAAAATGTTGGCCGAAACAGGCGCGACGACGCGGCAGCTTATGGACACGCTCGGTCATGACGATATCGCGCACGCGGAGTTGTACAGCCGCGAAGCCGAACAGCAGCGGCTCGCGCGTGATGCAATGACCCGCTTGACCAGGCGCATCCACACGAAGAAGCCTACCGGGCCGACTTAGACAGGCACTAGGAGACATCATGACCGCGAATGTCTTTCGACAATCCTTCGCGACGAAGTCTGACAACGCCGTCGCGCTATCTAAAGCACTCGAAGGGCTCCGGCATAACGCCTTGAAGGGGCAACTCCGCGAAATCTTGCTGTCGCAACTTTTCGAGCCCTTCTTACCGCCCGATGTTCGAGTTGTCTCCGGCAGCATCGTCTCATTCGACGGAGCTCAGTCACCGCAAATCGACGCTGTCATCTACGCGCCTTCGATCTTGCCGGCATTTCTGCTGGAAAAAACCGGGCTAGTTCCGGTCGAGGCCGCGCTCTACGCAATTGAAGTGAAGTCGAGGCTGACCGCGACACAATTACGCAAGTCAATACGCAATGCCCAGACCCTAGGCGCTATGCGGACTTTGGCCGCGCGACACATCTTCCCATGCCGGAAACCGGGTAAGCTGTTCCGCGAGGTCTACACTACAATGCCGTTGCCTATCCGCGCTTTGATCGCATTTGACAGCGATCTTAAAGGGCCCCCAGAGAAAGAGATTGATAGATACAGAAAATATGAGCCAAACACCGGGCAGACTCCCGCAATAGCGGTCCTATGCATCGTGGGGCGCGGCTACTGGACCGCCGGTACCGATGGCCTTTGGACACAAATTGCGGTTGGAAATGAGGCGCTGGGATTTCTCGCTGGAATGACTAACACCATCCCGCAGCTCATCACCACCAAAGGTAAGCCTAACTTCGGCCACTACCTCGTCGAAGGTAACCCAACGCTTCCTCCGATATGA